ACAACACAGGAGCGACCTGTCTCCGGGTCTTTCCAGACGATGATCGGCTCAAGAACGCCCTGGTCCATGATGTTCAGCACCATTGCCTCGCTGATAGGCAGGTGGATGCGCTCATCGTAAAGCGGGTGCGTTTTGTCGGTAACCAGATGTAGGTTTTCAGGTTCGAACGTCAAAACGTTCGTTTTGCCACTGGCGCCGTATACAAGCTTTGAGTCTTTAGCCATCAGAGAGCCTCTACGTTACGGAAGCTGGCAGGGCAAATTGCTTTCAAATCGCGCATAGCCTCTAGAACATGCATATTTGTGCGATTCTTGGTGTGTCGCTCGGTCAGACGATCACACTCTTTCGCCCATGATTTGACCTCGACGAGAAGGGCGTTACGTTCGGTGCGCGTCTGGCGCAGAGCTACATTCGACACATCGAGGACGGTAGCCAGTTCCTTGATGATTGCTGCCTGTGCTGGTGGCATAGTTTTGGCTATTTCGTACGCCTGTTTAATCAGTTGATTTGCTGTCTTAGCCATCTTTTGTTCTCCATCTGACGCGCTGCAACGCGAAAATTTAGGGTGCAGCAACCCAACCCATGAGAGTGGGTGAATAGCTGGTTAAAATTTCTTGCTGATGGGGGCCGCCACTGCAATGGCGGCACGTTAGTTCTCCACACAACGGAAAGAGCATTCCGATCTTCTACCAACGCCCCGTCATAGCTTTTCGGCGCATCCACATGGCGCTTGGGTTTCAGCATCGTGTGGCGGGAATGCTCTTACCTGTTGTGTCCCGGACTCTTCCCGGGTGTCACACCTTTTCGCCGCGCTGGTGGGGCGCACGTCGTGCCTAAAACACCTGGCTTGCACATTCCGGTGTTCTGAGAGTTGATGGATAAAGGAACTCTCAGGCCGCTAACGCTGCATGTGCCATACAACGTCTGAGAATATTGCCGTTCTCAGATACAATGGTAACCACAAGTACCTTTGATGTTATTAAAGGTACCTTTAGTTACTTGGTGGGTCAAGAGATGGATGTACTTTTTGTTACTTCGATAGATAAAAAACCGGGTACATGCCCGGTTTTTTTAGAAAGATAGGGGTTAAATATTTTGAGTTATCTGAACAACTTTGCCCACAATTCTGCAGTTACCATCAATCTGTATTGGCTTAAATGCAGGGTTTAAAGGCATGAGATAAGCAAAAGGACTATCCCATACTAATTTCTTAACTGTCGCCTCAGCTGAACCTTCAAGAATAGCTACAACTATTTTTCCATAAAGGTCATCAAGTTGCCCATAATGTGGTTCAACAATGACGATCGAACCTTCTGGAATAGAGGGTAATCCATGAGGATTTGTCATTGACTCACCTCTAACTACTAAACCAAAAACCTCGGCGGAAACATTTGCAGTGGTTTGCGTCCATGAAATCACATCAGAAAGCCTTGAGCATGCATAAGTATCAGTCCACATCCCAGCTTGAACAGCGGAGATAATAGGAACTGCCGTTGGTGGCTTAAGGAACGGAATAACTTTTGTATCATCCGGCGTTTCCTCGCCTTGACCATATAGGATCCATTCTGGAGTGGTCTGTAGAGCCACCGCCAGCTGATGCAGATTCTCACCATCAGGTTTAGTAGTACCGCTTTCCCATTTTGTTACGGAAACACGGCTTACCCCTAAGCGTTTAGCCAGGGTCTGCTGTGTTATGTCGAGCTGGACTCGACGGGATCTTATTCGGTCTTTCATCTCTGTTTTCATGTAACCAATGTTACATTGATTCCTTGTAACTGTTGTTTGCTATTTAATGTACCTTTTGTTACCTTTAATGCGTAAGCTAACCAGGAGGAACCATGCATAAATCAGAAGTCATTGAACACTTCGGAGGGGTATCAAAAACAGCAAGTGTTCTTGGGATTTCCCATCCGGCAGTTTGCCGATGGGGTGAAGTCATCCCCCAAAAACAAGCATTCGTCATCGAGCGAATTACGAAAGGTAAGCTTAAGTACGACGCCAGCCTGTACCAAAAGGGTACAGATTCAGCTGCCTGAAAGTAACTACAAAAGGAAAATCAATATGGTAGAGCCAAATCTTAAAGAAGCCGTCAAAGCGATGTGCAAAGCATATCCTGGTGGGCGCGAAGCAATGGCTGGTGCACTGGGAATGACGGTGACGCAATTTAATAACAACCTTTACGAGAAAAATGGTTGTCGTTTCTTCGAAGTCAGTGAACTGGAAGCGATGGAAGACATTTCCAACACAGCGCTACTGGCTGACTACTTCGCCCGACGTTGCGGTGCTCTGCTGGTGGAGGTTCCGCACCTGGAAGAGCTGGATCGCGTGGACTTGTTCAGCCGGGCAATGCGTACCTCTGCCGCCAGGGGACAGGTTGATCAGATTATTGAACAGGCGCTTGAAGATGGAGTTATCGAAAGGCATGAGGCCGAAGAAATTATGGTGCATCACCGCCGCCATCTTGCTGCGCGTGAAGAAGAAATCGCGGCAATTATCACGTTGTTTGCCCGCAAAAAGAAGTGACGCCAGCAGGTTGCAGCCTCTGGCGTCGTGGCGTGTCGTTATCAGTGGAGATTACTAACGCATGAACAGTTTACCAACACAGTACCGCAGGTCGCAACTTATAGCGCGTCCGGTTCCTGGTGGGGCAGATCCGGTGCAGTTCGTGTATGGGGTAAGAGTACCAGGCGGGTTTGAGCCTGTCTGCTACCAGTTTGCTCAGTGGGTGGTAGGGGACTTTAACGGACAAGTGGGGAGCGTATGCGAGAACTCAACCGATGGTTCAGAGATCACTACGGTGCCCCGGTCAGGGTCATTTGCTGGGAGCCCCAGACACAGCGCGTTATATACCTGCGTGAAGGGTACGAGCATGAATGCTTTAGCCCCCTCGAGCAGTTCAGACGAAAATTCAGGGAAATAGAGGGGTCTTATGAGCCTGTTAATGCCATCAAGGCCGATAGTCATCAATCCTGACCTTGCGTATAGCATAGGCCTGAATGAAGCCATTGCGCTGCAGCAGCTTAACTACTGGCTGCAGGAGACTAACTCAGGGCTGGAGCGTGGCGGCGTACGCTGGATCTACAACACAACAGAGCAATGGCTGGAGCAATTCCCGTTCTGGTCTGAATCCACTCTGAAGCGCACCTTCACCCGGCTGAAGAGCCTGGGCGTGCTTAAAGTTGAGCAACTGAACAAGTCCCAGCGCGACATGACGAACTACTACACGATCAACTACGAGAGCGAGCTTTTAGATGAGGTCAAAGTGACCAAATCGAAGAAGTCAAAATGCGCCGTTCCATCAGGTCAAAATGACACGATGGAAGAGGTCAATGTGAAACGCTCCACCGGGTCAAAACGAACCGCTGTCATCAGGTCAAATTGGCACGATGATCTTACAGAGAATACAACAGAGAGTACTACAGAGATTACAGGTAAAGACTCTTGTCCGGTTGCGCGGCAACCAGACCAGACCGATCCGGCAGATCTCGTTCTGGATCATTTCAATCGGGTAACAAACTCGACCTATGGAAAGGGGGGACGAACCAAAACGACGCTGGGTTATATCCGGGGACGCCTGGCCGAAGATTACAGCCCTGAAGACCTGATGCTGGTGGTTGACTACCTGAACGCGAAATGGGCTCAGGATCCGAAGATGAGCGACTACCTGCGGCCCAAAACGCTGTTTGCTCCCGAGAACTGCGTCGAGTATTTCGACAAGGCCAAAAAATGGGAAGCAGCCGGACGCCCAGCCTGGACTGGCGGAAAGTGGGTGAAACAAGACACGGCGTTTAAGTCCAGTTACTCCGACGTGGATTATTCAGTACCAGCGGGGTTCCGTTCATGAGCAAGCCATTTCTGAAATGGGCTGGTGGAAAGTATACCCAGTTGGCTGACCTGTTCGTGCATATCCCGGCAGGGAAACGCCTGATAGAGCCATTTGTTGGTGGTGGGTCGGTATTCCTGAACAGCGAAAAGCACTCAGATTACCTGCTGGCGGACGTTAACCCGGACCTGATCAATCTGTATCAGATGTTAGCGGTTGTGCCGGATGCAGTGGAATTAAAGGCCCGCTGGATGTTTGAGCACATGCGGTCACCAGATGGCTATGAGATGATCCGTTCCGAGTTCAACGCTCAGACGCTGGATGCTACTGAACGCGCTGCTGCATTCCTGTATCTCAACCGGCATTGCTTCAATGGCCTGATGCGTTACAACCTGGCGAACAAGTTCAATGTGGGCTGGGGAGGCTACAAGGCCCCGTATTACCCGCTGGATGAGATGAAAACCTTCGCAGCTATGGCGCATAACTGCGTATTCATGACTGCTGACTACCGCCGAACTATCAGCCTGGCCGGGAAAGGGGATGTGGTTTACTGCGATCCGCCTTACGAACCGATGCCGGGAACAACCGGATTCACCGCCTACGCTGCTGGTGGTTTTAGATGGGAGAACCAGGTGGACTTGGCGAAGCAATGCGTATCTGCCTTTCACCGCGGTGCTCGGGTGGTAATTTCAAACTCATCTGCACCGAAGGTTCTCGACCTGTATCGGGAGCATGGTTTTAACTTGCAATTCGTCAATGCGCGCCGTTCGATTTCCTGCAAAAGCAGTGCGCGGGAAGTCGCAAAAGACGTTGTAGCGATCCTTTAAGGGGGCTGAATGAAACTGACTTTACCATTTCCACCAAGCGTAAACAGTTACTGGCGCGCCCCAAGCAAAGGGCCGCTGAAGGGACGGCATATGATTAGCGAGACTGGTCGCAAGTTCCAGAAAGCAGCGAGAGCGGCGATTATTGAACAGTTACGGGCAGTCCCACGGCCATCAAGTGACTTTGCGGAAGTTCACATTGTTCTGTACCCGCCAGATCAGCGTCGTCGTGATATCGACAATTACAACAAAGCGCTGTTCGACTCGCTGACTCAAACCGGCGTTTGGGAGGACGACAGCAAGGTGAAACGTATGCTGGTTGAATGGGGAGAAGTAACTAAGAAAGGGAAGGTGGAAATCACTATCAAGCGATTTAATGCCCCGGCAGTTGCAGCTGCCTGACAAGTGGAGAGCGTATGAACTCATTGATGAACACTAATATTAACATCGTCAGAATGTCCAGCCGTGATATCGCTGATTTGGTTGAGTCAAGGCATGATGATGTTAAGCGGTCCATTGAGCGCCTGGCAGAGCGGGGAGTAATACAACTTCCGCCAATGGCGGATGTTAAAAATCACCTTAATCAGTCGGTCACAGTGTACATGGTCGGTAAGCGCGACAGTTACGTTGTTGTCGCTCAATTGTCCCCGGAATTTACCGCTCGTCTCGTTGACCGCTGGCAGGAACTTGAAGAGGCCAGTAATTCAGTGATACCTCAGTCATTCTCTGACGCGCTTCGACTAGCTGCTGACCTTGAAGAAGAAAAACAGCGTCTGGCACTGGAGTTGGCATCTGCGGCCCCAAAAGTGGAATTTGTCGACCGTTATTGCACGGCGAACGGTTCCCTTTCTTTTCGGCAGGTTGCAAAGCTACTGAAAGCAAAAGAGCCTGAGCTCCGCTTGTTCCTCATCGAGAGAGAAATCATGTACCGGCTGGGAGGTACGTTAACTCCTATGGCCCAACATATTGACGCTGGTCGATTCGAAGTGAAAACAGGGACGTCGCAGGCATCAAACCATGCGTTTAGCCAGGCACGATTTACAGCCAAAGGGGTACGCTGGATCGGTGGTCTATGGACTGAATACAAGGCCGGAGGGAATACAGCGTGAGAGCCTTGCTAACACCTGAAATAGCCCACCGTATGGGTGTGGTTCTTTTTCGGCCTGGTAGTGAACTGATGCCGCTGTTCAGACGCGGACGGGTACTGATTGAACCAGAGCCAGAAAACTACTCAGAACACCCGACGGGAGCTATACCACCGGCAGGACAGCCCCTGGCTGATGACCCGTCGCTGTTAACTGTTTTTGAGAACCCGGAAGTTATCATTCGCGCTGGTGGTATCGGCGGCCTGGAGGCGGAGCTTGAGCGCAGTTTTAAATGCCAGTATCCACATGGCACCTGGCATAGCGAGAATTTCACGCTATTCTGCCATGAGCCTGGCAGCATCCGCCTGTGCTGGGCCTGCGATAATCTGGTTCGTGACCAGTACACCGAAACACTGGCAGGTATTGCACGGAGAAACCTGGTATCCTGGATGATATCCATTATCCGCTCACAGCTGGGCTTCAATGAAGACCATACGCTGACCATTCCTGAGTTGTGCTGGTGGATGGTTATCAACGATTTGGCTCATGTGATACCGGAAGGACTGGCTCATAAAGCACTGCGTTTACCACCGGTTAAGCATCAGTCGGTGATGAAGGAGAGCGACATTACTCCTGGGCCAGCAGCTGCTGAAGTAGTACAGAAAAAGATTCTGGCGCTGCGAGTGGATCCGGAAACGCCTGAATCATTCATGCTGCGGCCAAAGCGGCGCCGTTGGGTAAACGAGCACTGGACACGCTGGGTTAAGTCCCAGTTGTGTGTCTGCTGTAACAAGCAGGCAGATGACCCGCACCACCTGATAGGCCACGGACAAGGTGGAATGGGTACAAAAGCGCATGACTTATTCGTGTTGCCGCTTTGCAGAGCGCACCACGACGAGTTGCACGCTGACACCGTGGCATTCGAACAGAAATACGGCTCACAGCTGGAGCTGATGTTTCGATTTTTGGATCGTTCGCTGGCAACCGGCGTACTGGCGTAAGTGGAGACGCAAGATGATTAATCCCTCTGAAGTTGGCAAATCTGGCGAAATGGTTCGCCTTCGTACTCTCGAAAGCATCTGGATACAGGGAAAGCTGCGCATGTGGGGCCGCTGGTCGTATATCGGCGGTGGTAGCGGCGGCAATATGTTTAATCAGTTACTGGCATCCGGAAAGATAACGAAAACGGCTATCAATGAGGCACTACGCCGGATGAAGAAGTCTGGCTTAACCAAACCAGAGCTTGAGGCATTCTTTAAAGAGATTCTCAGCAGTAAAAACAAAAGTGGCCTCGCGTTCTGCTCTGACGAAGAGGGATTAAAAATTGATGGTGTTATTGCTGGGGTCATCATGAATGAGGACTACCGGTCACTCTATGGGGTGATTGTTGATCGCTATCGCTTACGCAAAAGTAAACTTCAGATGGCTAAAGAGCTTCTGGAAAAACATCCTAACTGGACACTTATTACTTGCCGTAGAAGAATTGACACATGGGTAAGTTTGGCAGAATCGATACTTTACACACCATTATGTGACGCGTTTGGCACAAATAGCGACAGGTTTTACTTGCAAAGTGAGCAGGAAGGTGCTTGAATTGTGGTAGGCTCGGGACGTTAAAGCGAACTGAGCAGCAGAACAAAAATGAAACCCGCCAACAAAGCGGGTTTTTTTGCGTATAGAAGTTTATTCTTTGTATTCTCATGCATTGTTGGAGTTAAAATAGGTCCATCTTTCTTATTGCTAGAGGCATAGATGCTTACAATTGAAGAGATTGGCCAATCTGTCCGTAACAATATACAACTCGTTTTGGATAATTTCGGACTGCCTCTAGCGGTAGGCCCTATCAGCGATGATGACTACAAGGTCTTATCGGGAGGGTTTGGTGAGTTAGAGTGGGATTACGTTTTATCCACCCACGGAAATTCGCCTGATCGTTATGAATTTTGCATAAAGTTAGTCAACCACGGTGCGATGGAGAATGTTCCTTCTGGAGCTGCTTTGTGCATCTTTGGGGTTGAAGAACATACATTTAACATCCATATGATTGAAAGCTTTGTAAGAGATGATCCCGATCACCCTCTTAAAGGGCGCATGGTTCTTATAACGTTAATGAGTGCATATTTGTTTTGCATGGCTGTAGACTGTCCCGTCGTTAGAGTCATCGAACCTGTTCATGAGTTACGTGCTTTTTACGAAAGCTTTGGATTTGGCATGCTACCATGCGGGTATATCATGGAAGCAGAGACCTCTGATATTGAGGGCGTGTTCATCAAATTCGCACAATTAGGCTAGACGGGATCCCGCAACAGGTTGTACGATGTGTCACCTCTTACCTTAAAGGTAATGAGGCTTCTCAAAACAAACGTCAATCTGAAGTTGATGATACTGATTGGTATACCCGATTGGTAATGAGTAGAGACAACATCTACTCTTAATTTGAAGGTTCGAGACACACTGTCAGTCTCCGAGGTATTTATGAAAGCTCAAAAAGCAACCAAGCCAGAAGTAAAATTCGACACTATGAAAGCATTCGCAGGAATGGGTGCTGCTGTTGAAGTACTGATGAAGGCTGCGCCTAATGCGTTTACCCACGCTATTGTCTCGGGTAAAGAACAGCAGGGTAAGCCACGTCGTCGCAAGGCAGCATGATCCTAGCTGGTGCTTTTTGAAACCCGCCATTTGGCGGGTTTTTGCTTTTTGAGGGTCCGCATTCGTGGGCCCTTTCTATTGGTGTCGAGCGAAAGTGAGCAGCAGCGCTGACCGACGCAAAGACCTGCAAATCTACTGAGTCGTAGAATTCATATTTCTTGGGCCTGTTCATTTTGAGCAGGCTTTTTTATTTCCCCTCATTCATGAGAGGACTCACAGCAATAGAGGGGGCTAAATGTCCGATCCTGTTTCTGCCACAACGATAGCGGCTGGTGGACTGTTCGGCGCCAGCCTATTCGGCCTGGCAACTGGTATTGATTACGGTGTGGTGTTTGGGGCGTTTGCTGGTGCGGTATTCTATGTCGCAACGGCGGTGAATATTAGTCGCATTAAGCTGGTGGGCTACTTCATCACTTCATTCATCTTCGGTGTGATTGGCGCTCCTCTGCTGGGGTCATACTTCTCAAAGTGGACAGGTTATAACGACAGGCCGCTTGATGCACTCGGAGCGGTAATCGTGGCAGCCATAGCCATTAAGTTGCTGACGTTCGTAAACAGTCAGGACTTGGGTAGCCTGTTTGGGATTCTTTCTCGCTTACGTGGAGGAGGGACAAGCAATGGTAACAAGTGATCCGAGCGCAATCATCAATGCGTTGATATGCGCTGTAATTGTTGTTGCGTTGATGTTCTATCGGCGCGACGGTGCAAGACACCGCCCCATGATATCGCTGATGGCTTACTTCACTGTGCTGGTTTACGCCAGCATTCCTTTCCGTTTCCTGTTTGGCCTGTACGAGTCATCCCACTGGCTTGTTGTTGCGGCGAACATTCTTATCTGCGGCGCGGTTCTCTGGTTCAGGGGGAATGTGGCACGTCTGGTTGATGCACTGAGGCACTGATGAATAAATCACAATTCCAGAAGGCGGCTGGTATCAGCGCCGGGTTAGCTGCGCGCTGGTTTCCGCATATTACGGCAGCGATGAAAGAATTTGATATTACTAGCCCGGTAGACCAGGCGATGTTCATTGCACAATGTGGGCACGAAAGCACCGGGTTTACCCAATTGGTGGAAAGCTTCAACTATAGCGTTACCGGGCTTTCTGGTTTCGTAAAAGCTAAGCGTATCACGCAGGACCAGGCGAATACCCTAGGGCGTAAAACTTACGAAAAGGTTTTACCACTCGAGCGTCAACGAGCGATCGCAAATCTGGTCTACAGCAATCGCTACGGCAATAAGTCGGCAGGTGATGGCTGGAAATATCGCGGTCGCGGAATCATCGGGATTACATTCCTTGATAACTACATGAAATGTGGCACTGCGCTAAAGGTCGATTTAGTCAGCAACCCTGAATTGCTGGAGAAGGACATTAACGCAGTCCGCAGCGCCGCATGGTTCTATACCTCAAGCGGTTGTTTGAAATATTCCGGCGATTTAGTGCGCGTAACTCAGATTATCAACGGTGGTCAGAACGGCATTGATGACCGACGCGCCCGATTCCTGAAAGCTAAATCTGTTCTGGTGTGAGGTCCTCATGGGCATTGAAATGATTATTGGCCTGGCAACTGCATTTCTTGCCATTGTTGCTGGCGCATTTGGGTTAGGCCATTCACGCGGAACCAGTAAGGCAGAAGCCAAAGCAGTGCAAGAGCGTACCGAAGAGAAAGCCGCCGCCAGTGTCGCTGCCGCAGAGCACAAAGTTGAAGTTACAGTAAGGGCTGACAATGTTCAGGAAACTGTTAAGCGTATGTCTGGTGACGATGTTGATCGGGAGTTGCGCGAACAATTTACCCGCCCCGGTAGTCGTTGATACTTCCTGTTACTGGGTAAAAATCATTTACCTCACTGAGCACGATGTCGACGTGCTGGATAAGCAGACCAAGCGCGACATTCTGGCGCATAACAAATCAGTGCTGGCGAACTGCCCAACCTCAGTTGGAAGATAAAGCATTACGGAAGTTCCTCCTCGGATGAAGGGTCTCAATGTCTACCATTAATAGGTGTTCTCATCTACGCGTGAAGGCTGTACCTTGATAATGTTGATTATCATTCACAATATTGGTGTGTCATGAAAAAGGGATTTATCGGTACGATCTTCCTGTGCGGTATGCTTCTGGGGTGTGCCAGCCCCGCTAAAAATCCGCATCCAAAGCTGCTATATTCTCCGAGTCCAGCATATCCATATTACGCATTAGCTAACAGAATTGAAGGAGATGTGACGGTTAGATATAACGTAGGAGCTGATGGGAAAATATCGAAGGTATGGATCCTAAAATCAGAACCACAACACCTCTTCGACTCTGCAGTTATTGCTGCAATGTCACAATGGCGTTATGAAACTAATAAACCGAGCCAGGACCTTACAAAAACTATATATTTCAAACTCAAAACTTCTTCCGGCTAACCGCATAGCATAGAGTTGAGAACCTCTTCATTCATTCTGCATTCATATTCATTGCATAGGCCACCTCCGGGTGGCTTTTTTATTGGCGCTTAACCTGAAACGCTGCATGCATTTTGCTATCACCATCGCATAGAGGTAAGACATGTCAGAAATTACACCTGCAGAACAAATCCGCCTGACCATTATCAAGAAAGTTAACTACGACACCGCAGCGGCTAAATTGGCCATTGACTGGGTTGGAGACAGTAATCTGAAAGCTGAGCTATTCGCAGACTCTTTCGATCGTGTTTTCACGGAAAGTGAGATTGTCTCGAAAACCCGCAAGGCGATTCAGGAAGCGACCGAAGCTCTAGCGCTGTTTGATACCGCGACTGAGCTGTCCAGTTAAGGCAATACAACAGGCATTCACTGAGTGCCTGTGATAATGCTATTGTAATCCCTTACTCTACTGAAGGGATTTTTATGAAAATTGATCATGAGTACCTTAAAGGTTTGCTAGAGGCATTCGAAGCATCAGAAGGCCCACAAACTGATATTAATAAGCTGAAAAAACAGGGTTTCGATTACGCTACTGAAGAATTTCTTTTTCATATGCGCCTGCTGGATGATCGGGGACTGATTTGCCAGAGCGACGGTATAAGTGGTTTTGGGGTAGCTGAATCAATCGATGGTTATGTATCTTGGGCTGTAATGCCATTACGATTAACTGCTGACGGTCACGATTTCCTCGAAGCGATAAAAAACAAAGAAGTCTGGAATACGGTTAAGTCTGGTTTTAAAGAAGCCAGTATGGGAACACTTGTTGATGTTTCTAAACGATTATTTGATGGATTTATTCAGAAAAAAATAGACAACATTCTCGGATAGAACCAACCATCATCGCTGGTGGTGATTTATTCCGTAGTGGTTACGCCTCGCTTATGCGGGGCTTTTTTATGCGCATCGCACGCGCCCCACAAAGAGAGTCTTTCAGTAGTGAGCCTGGGTAATGCCGTTGGGTAGCGTTTACCTCTCGGGCGGCATTGCCGTGCGACAGGCTCACGTCTAAAAGGAAGCGCCCATGACATTTCAGATCGCGAAGCTCTATCGCTGTGGCCGATTTATTGGTTACGGGATTGCTGTAGAAGGCCAACTTCTTGATAGTCAGGTATCAACAATAATTTCGACTGAAGCAAACAGCTTTCCCACCGTCACCGCTGTTTTTAATTTGAGTAACGAGCAGGCCGAAAATCAAATTACCATTTCTCTGGACGTAGAAGGTTCCGCAGGGAAAGTAGATTTGATCAAGCAGGCAGTAGCCGAGGCCGCTGATCGTAACTACCGTGATGTTGTGGAGCGGTTTTCCAAGTCACGGAGCGATACATGCGGGTAATTATTGATGATGTTGAGTATATACCCGCAGAGAATCGAAACTTAAAGGTTGGAATTGCCATAAGCACCCACCAGCGTCCAGAGGTATTGAAGCGAGCTATTGAGCAGCACATGAAGTATCTGCCCGCCGGCGCGCTGGTGGTTGTCATCGATGATGGTTCCAAACCTGCTGCAGTAGTTCCCGATGGCGTGCAGCTGCTCCGGAATGAAACTTCTCTGGGTATTGTTGCCTCGAAGAACGCCAGCTTATCTGCGCTGATGGATGCCGGGTGTGAACATCTTTTCCTGTGGGACGATGATGCCTGGCCCATCGCTGATGGCTGGCATCTTCCCTACATCGAATCACCAGAGCCCCATCTTGCTTACCAGTTTCTGGACCTGGCCGGGGGCAATAAGCTGAACGACATGGCGGTGCTGTACCGTGATGATAAGCATGTTGCTTACACCGGGCAGCGTGGAGTCATGCTTTATTACCACCGCAGCGCTATCGATATGGTTGGCGGATTTGATCCGGTATACGGCCGCGGTATGTACGAACACAGCGACCTCGCCCTGCGGATTCATAATGCTGGCCTCACGACGTGGGCTTACGCTGATGTCGTCGGTTCAGAAAATCTGATCCATTCTCTCGATGAGCATGAGGCCGTGGAGCGTTCGGTACCGAAGCCAGACCGACAGGCGCTGGTGGAACGTAACGTGAAGATCCACAACGAACGGCGTGATGCCGGGTTTACCGGGTACGTTGAGTATCGACAGCAGCGCGACGTCGTTATCACAACGCTGCTCACCAGCCAGCCTGACCCTCAGCGCGGTACCAAACTGACGGCCTCGCCTGACATGCTGGCTAAATGGGCCGCATCACTCCGGCAGTGTGGACGTATTGCGCTGGTGGATGAACTGCAGACAGCTCCGGCAGACGTTGAGCTGTACCGCGTTCCTGACGTGAAGATGAACGTCTACTTCCGGCGCTGGCTTCACATCTGGCAGCACCTTCGAGATCACCCTGAATACCGGTTCGTCTGGTGTACCGATGGTACCGATGTCGAAATGCTTCGCGCACCGTGGGAAGAAATGCAGCCCGGTAATGTTTATGTCGGTTCTGAACCGAAAACATATGCTGACGCCTGGGCAAAACAGCATCATCCTGAGCGCATCTATCAAGAGTTCATTGAAGCGCACCGCGGCGATGTGATGCTTAATGCTGGCCTGCTGGGCGGCATCCGCGCAGATGTGATGGCGTTCGCTCACGGCATCATTCGTCTTTACTACAGGATCGAGAGTTATCGTTTCTGGAAGAAAGAACAGGCTGGCGCCGCGGTGGGTGACATGCTGGCGTTCGGCATCGTGGCGAAATATTTCGGTGAGCGGATAGTAACCGGCCCGCGCATCCACACAGTGTTCAAGTCTGAAGGTATCGGTGAGGAGTACGCCTGGTGGAAACACAAGTGAAGTTTGTTGTGGTTGGCCACCACACCCGGATAGGACATGCGCAAAGTCTTGCTGCGATGCTGGATGCTCATCTGCTGATTGATGGCAGTAACCACGGCGCGAACTGGAATCACCGCCGCGCACTTGAATGGGCTGCCTGCCAACCCTGCCGGGTTGTAGTGCTGGAAGACGACGCGATGCCTGTTGCTGGCTTCATTGATCTGGTAGTCGACTGGCTCAACCGCTTCCCCGAATCACTGGTGAGCTTCTATCTGGGTACTGGCCGCCCGCCGCAGTACCAGATGCAGATTGCCGAACGGTTTATAGTGGCTGACAGGATACAGGCCCACCACATTACGCTACCGCGCCTGATTCATGGTGTGTGCTACAGCGTACCGCCTCAGCATATTGAGCGCGTGTTGTATCGATGGGACAGCAGTAAGCCTGCCGATTATTCCGTGGGTGATGCTTATGGCGGCGTGGTGGTCTATCCGTGTTACTCGCTGGTGGATCATGCCGACGGTGAACCGGTAGAGCATCACCCCGACTCAGCGCCACGCACTGAACGGCGCAGAGCATGGAGGTTAGCCTGATGCCTGCGTTAATACCGAGAGCATGCCGCAAGCGTGGCTGCCCTGGCACAACCACTGACCGTTCAGGCTATTGCCCTAAGCACCTTAACGAAGGCTGGCAGCAGCATCAGAGAGGGCAAAGCAGGCACCAGCGAGGCTATGGCAGCAAATGGGACAGGCTACGCCCAATGGTTCTCGACAGAGATAAACACCTTTGTCAGGAATGCCTGCGAAATGGAAGGTATACACCCGCTGAGACGGTGGACCACATCACCGCCAAAGCAAATGGGGGGACCGATGACCTTTCCAACCTCGAAAGCCTCTGCAAGCCTTGCCACAGGGCGAAGACAGCGGTCGAAAGACTCAAATGACATCAATTATCATTTGAATCGACCAGAGGGGAGGGCGGGTTGAAAGTTCAGGAACGACGCGCCAAAGGACCGCCGCCCAACCTTTTTTCACATCGCCGCAGGTTAGAAAACTTTTTTATGGGGTCCCCCATTCGATGATTAATAGGAGTTTTCGATTATGTCTGGACCACCGAAAACCCCGACACATCTACGTTTGGTGAGGGGTAACCCATCAAAACGCCCGATCAATGAGAACGAACCAAAACCCGTTGCAGGGGTACCCCCAACGCCGAAGCATTTCGACAAACAGGGGAAGTACTGGTTTAAGCGGATGGCTGAAGAGCTAGATGCGATTGGTGTGATGTCTCAACTGGATGCCAGAGCTCTTGAGTTGCTGGTTGAGGCATATACCGAATACAGGCACCACTGCGACACGCTCGAAATTGAGGGATACACCTACCGGACCGAAACGCAGAGCGGTGATGTGATGATCAAAGCTCACCCGGCAGCCATCATGAAAGCTGATGCCTGGAAACGTCTGCGCGCCATGCTCGGTGAGTTCGGCATGACGCCAGCAAGCCGCTCTAAAGTGAATGCAAAAGGTCCTGATGCGGTTGACCCGCTGGCCGAGTTTATGAAAGCGAGGGATTAATGGCTAAGGTTGCAGATGGCATCCGCTACGCCGAGAGGGTGGTGGCGGGGGAAATTATTGCCTGTGAATATGTGCGCCTTGCCTGCCAGCGTTTTCTTGACGATCTGGCTCACGGCGAAGAGCGCGGTATTTTCTTCAGTGAGCCGCGCGCGCAGCACATTCTGAATTTCTATAATTTTGTTCCTCACGTCAAAGGCGCGCTGGCTGGCCAGCCTATTGAACTGATGGACTGGCATGTTTTCATCCTGATTAATATTTTTGGTTTTGTTATCCCGCTGGTTAACGAAGAGACGGGGGAAACCGTCCTGCGTAACGACGGCAGCGGTCGGCCGGTGATGGTTCGGCGTTTTCGTACAGCAGATGTTGAGGTGGCCCGTAAAAATGCCAAATCAACACTTTGCTCCGGTGTGGGTCTCTATATGGCTGGCGCTGACGGCGAGGGCGGGGCGGAGGTTTATTCCGCTGCCACCACCCGTGACCAGGCGCGAATTGTTTTTGAAGACGCGAAGAATATGGTTAAGAAGGCGAAAGCCACTCTTGGCCGGATCTTCGAATTCAACAAGCTCGCTATCTACCAGGAGCAAACGGCCTCCAAATTCGAGCCTTTATCATCAGATGCGAACAACCTCGACGGCCTGAACATCCACTGCGCCATCGTCGACGAGCTGCATGCTCATAAAACCCGTGACGTCTGGGACGTTCTGGAGACGGCCACCGGCGCGCGCCTGCAATCACTGCTTTTTGGTATCACCACAGCCGGTTTTAACAAAGAAGGCATCTGCTATGAACTGCGCGATTACGCCATCAAGGTGCTGCGCGGCCTGGTTAAAGACGATACGTTTTTTGCCATCATCTACACCTTAGACGAAGGTGACGATCCCTTTGATGAAAAAGTCTGGCAGAAGGCGAATCCGGGGCTGGGTATCTGTAAGCGCTGGGATGACCTGCGCCGCCTGGCTAAAAAGGCGAAAGAGCAGGTTTCGGCCAGGATTAACTTTTTCACCAAACACATGAATATCTGGGTTACTGCTGAGTCGGCCTGGATGGACATGATGAAATGGGAGAAATGCGAGTTTATCGCTCCGCAGCATGAACTTAAAACCTATCCCTCCTGGGTGGGCGTTGACCTTTCAAACAAAATTGATATCTGTGCGGCCGCTAAAGTCTGGCGCGCGCCAGGTGGTCACGTTCATGCGGATTTTAAATTCTGGCTGCCGGAGGGGCGCCTTGAGAAGTGTTCACGCCAGATGGCAGAGCTCTATCGTAAGTGGGCCGAGATGGACAAGCTGATCCTTACCGACGGGGATGTAATCGACCATGCTCAGATTAAGGAAGAGTTGCAGGTGTGGGTTGCCGGCGAGAGTCTGAAAGAAATTGGCTTCGACCCCTGGAGTGCGACGCAGTTCAGCCTTGCGCTGGCAGAAGAAGGGCTGCCGCTGGTGGAAGTACCGCAGACGGTTCGCAATTTCTCTGAGGCGATGAAAGAGGTCGAAGCGCTGGTATACGGTGGCCGCTTCCATCACAGCGATCACCCGGTAATGAACTGGATGATGTCCAACGTAACCGTAAAACCTGACCGGAACGAGAACATTTTCCCGAATAAATCCACTCCAGAGGCCAAGATTGATGGCCCGGCGGCATTGTTCACAGCAATGAGCCGCGTTCTGGTTAACGGTGGCAATGACCAGCAGGATCTCTCCGGATTCTTCAATAATCCCATCATGGTAGGTTTCTGATGAAAAAAAACAAACAGCCAGGCAGGGTGAAAAGCGCTCTGCTTAACTGGCTCGGTGTGCCTATCAGCCTCACTACCGGCACGTTCTGGGAGGAGTGGTTTGGTACCAGCAGCAGCGGAAAGGTGGTAACGGCCGATAAAGCCATCCAGCTATCAGCTGTGTGGGCATGCGTAAGGCTGTTAAGCGAGTCTATTTCAACCCTTCCGCTGAAGATATACGTTAGGCAGCCTGATGGTTCACGGAAACCAGCAACCGATCACCCTGCCTATTCGATACTGTGCCGCCGACCCAATTCAGAAATGACACCGTCACGCTTTATGCTGATGGTAGTCGCCAGTATTTGCCTGCGCGGGAACGCCTTCATTGAGAAGAAATTCATAGCAAATCGCCTGGTTTCTCTGGTGCCTTTGCTGCCGCAAAACATGGTGGTTAAACGCCTTGAAACCGGGGCACTGGAATACAAATACACAGAAAACGGAAGCGAGCGCGTGATTCCGGTAAAAAACATCATGCACATTCGCGGTTTCGGTCTGGATGGTGTTTGCGGCATGATGCCGATGAAGACTGGCCGGGATGTTATTGGCGCCGCGATGGCGGTTGAAGAGTCTGCCGCAAAGATATTTGAACAAGGTCTTCAGAGTTCTGGTTTTCTCTCGTCTGATAATGCGTTGAATGATGACCAACGTGAAAGGCTTCGTGGCTACATGGCGGCATTTACCGGCTCAAAAAATGCCGGGAAGATAATGGTACTTGAAGGCGGGTTAAAGTATCAGGGTGTCACGATGAACCCGGAAGATGCTCAGATGTTGGAAAGTCGCTCTTTCAGTATTGAAGAGATTTGCCGCTGGTTTCGCGTACCTCCCTATATGGTCGGGCATACCACGAAGCAAAGCAGTTGGGCGTCAAGCCTGGAAGGGATGAACCTTCTGTTTCTGACGCACACCCTTCGCCCGCTTCTGGTCAATATCGAGCAGGAGATAGGACGCTGTCTGCTGGACAGCGATGATGAGGTTTTCGCGGAGTTCTCAGTGGAAGGTCTTCTGCGCGCCGACAGCGCGGGGCGTGCTGCTTACTATACCAGCGCACTGCAGAACGGTTGGATGTCACGCAATGATGTTCGCCGTCTTGAGAACATGCCGCCGATTGAAGGGGGCGATATTTACACCGTTCAGCTCAACCTGACGCAACTGAAAAATCTTGAAAGCAGCAACCCTGCTGTTCAGGCGCTGGCTCTGCGAGAGCTGCATAACCACGTGTTCCCCGATATTTCCTTTGAACAATCTCCGCTGAAACAAGCCGCTTAGGAGCACTTTCCTGATGAGCAAGAAACAACTTCCGGTAGCGCCGGCGGGTCGCCCCCGCGCGCGCATTACCTGTGAAACATTACCGTCTGCATTGGACCGCTGGGACGGCGGGATCAAAGCGGCGGCCACTGACGATAACAGTATTTCTGTTTTTGATGTTATCGGGCAGGACTACTGGGGAGAAGGGGTAACAGCCAAACGTATTGCCGGTGCGCTTCGGGCGATGAACGGCGCCGACGTTACGGTGAATATCAATTCACCTGGTGGTGACATGTTCGAAGGTCTGGCTATTTACAACCTTCTCCGAGAATACGAAGGCCGTGTAACGGTGAAGGTACTGGGCATTGCCGCCAGTGCTGCCTCGATAATTGCGATGGCCGGGGATGATATTCAGATTGGCCGCGGTGCCTTCCTGATGATTCACAACTGCTGGGTATACGCAATGGGAAACCGCCATGACTTTGCTGATCTGGCACAGTCACTGGAGCCATTCGATACCGCAATGGCTGATATCTACGCGGCTCGATCCGGACTTGATATGGCTGTCGTTCAGAAACTGATGGACGCCGAAAGTTATATCGGTGGCAGTGATGCTGTGGCGAAGGGGCTGGCAGATAGCCTGCTTTCTGCTGATGCGGTCAGCGATGGCGACGAATCGCCTGCAGCTGCGCTTCGCAAACTTGATGCATTGCTGGCCAAGTCCAACACCCCGCGCTCTGAGCGCAGAAAACTCATTAAAGCCTTATCCGGTGGCATGCCTGGCGCTGTCACCACCAACGACGGTACGCCGGGCGCTGCCGAAGACATCAAACCTGAAACCATTAATTCACTTGAAAACGCCCTTGCAGCGTTCGTCAAATAAGGACCTTTTATGTCTGAAGTAAACGATATTCTGAAAAAAGTCACTGCCAGCATTGAAGAAGCAACTGGCAAGTTCAATGCGAAAGCAGAAGATGCGCTCAAAGAAGCGCAGAAAGCCGGGTCGCTGTCTGAAGAAACCAAAGCATCCGTCGATAAAATGGCGTCAGAGTTCAATGCACTGCGTGAAGCGGAAAAAACGCTGAAAGCGGCTGTTGGTGATCTGGAGCAGCATGTTGCGCAAATGCCGCTGGCTAACGCGAAGAAGGTGGTCGAGTCAGTAGGCCAACAGGTGATCTCTGCTGAAGCATTGAAAACATTCGCTTCCAGCATTGATGGTGGAAAGCGTGTCAGCATCCCTGTTAAAGCAGCAACCATTTCCACTGATATTCCTGATGGTGTGGTGGAGCCTCAGCGACTGCCTGGCATCGATACCGCACCGAAACAGCGACTGTTTATCCGCGATCTCATTGCGCCAGGCCGCACTTCATCCTCGGCAATTTTCTGGGTGCAGCAGACCGGATTTACCAACAATGCCGCGGTGGTGCCTGAGAACACGCAGAAACCGTACAGCGACATTCAGTTTGCAACGAAGATCACACCAGTGACCACCGTCGCGCATCTGTTTAAGGCATCCAAGCAGATCCTGGACGATTTCGCACAGTTGCAGTCCACCATTGACGCTGAAATGCGTTATGGATTGAAGTTCGTTGAAGAGCAGGAAATTCTCTTTGGTGATGGCACTGGCGCCCATCTCGACGGGATTGTCCCGCAGGCTTCTGCATTCAATCCGGCTTTCCAGGTTGAGCAGCAGAACGGCATTGACGATCTCCGTCTTGCAATGCTTCAGGCGCAACTGGCACGTTTCCCTGCATCTGGTCATGTCCTGCACTTTATTGACTGGGCGAAAATCGAACTTACCAAAGACAGCCTGGGGCGCTACATTCTGGCGAACCCGGCGGCGCTGACTGGCCCTACTCTGTGGGGGTTGCCGGTGGTAGCGACCGAGGCCGCTCAGTTCCTGGGTAAATTCCTGACCGGGGCATTCAATGCAGGTGCGCAAATCTTCGATCGTGAAGAAACGAATGTGGTCATCTCTACAGAAAACGCCGATGACTTCGAGAAAAACATGATCACCATTCGCTGTGAAGAACGTCTGGCACTGGCAGTTAAACGTCCTGAAGCATTCGTCTTCGGTTCCTTCTCCGGTGCCGGTAGCTAATCTCCAATGACAGGCGGCTTTCGGGCCGCTTTTTCATAGTGAAGGTATCACAATGTTAGATATCGGAATTGTTAAAGAGCACTGTCGCGTTGATTCCGATTTTACCGGCGATGATGCTCTGCTGAATTTATATACGGGCGCGGCAGCGCGATATGTAGAGACCTGGACCCGGCGAAAGTTGTATGAGTCGGAAGAAAGTCCTGGCTACGCAGAGGATGAAGATTCAATTCTGCCTGGTGATGATGTGAAGGCGGCAATGCTGCTGCTTATCGGACACTGGTATGCAAATCGCGAAACGGTTTCCGTTGGCCAGACTGTGGCAGAAGTTCCTTTCGCCGTTGAGGCATTGCTTCAGCCATATCGAATTTACGGGGTGTAATTATGGCCTGTTCCGGGTGCGCGAAGCGGCGTGAATGGGTAAAAAAGTGGACGAAAATAGCCTATGAACGAGCAACTGGTAAACGCACTGATCGTAGCACTGAGAGAACAAACAGCAGCACAGCGAGAGCAGACGGAAGCGATAAACCGCCTGGCTGAGTCTAACGTCGCCCTGTCCGATGTGATTATCCAGTCGCTTGCCGGCGATCTCGATGAGGCATCAGAGCAGCAAACCTATCTGAGCGGGAAACCCAGGGGGTGATATGCAGGCCGGAAAATTGCGTCACAGGATCACCCTGCAGGAGCCGGTAAAAGAACAGAACCCGACAACGGGAGCCGTAATTAATACCTGGCGCGATGTAGCAACCCTTTGGGCCGAAGTCGCTGCTTTATCCGCACGTGAGTTTATTGCGGCCCAGGCCTCTCAGGGCGAGGTTACCACCCGGATAACGATTCGTTACCGTGATGGCGTCACCCGGAAACATCGGATCCTGTTTCGTGGCCGCATCTACAACATTGAGGGCGTTTTACCTGACCCCCGGAGCGGCAGGGAATACCTGACACTGCCTTGTTCAGAGGGGGCTAACGATGGCTGATGGTGTAGAAGTAAACCTGACCGGCCTCGATTCCGTCCTCGGAAAACTGGATGCCGTCTCACAGGCCACTCGCGATAAATCCGGTCGTGCAGCGCTACGTAAAGCGGCGAACGTCATCAGGGACAGAGCGCGCAATAATGCCGCGCAGGTTGATGACCCTCTCACCAAAGAGGCCATCTACAAAAACATTGTGGTCAGCTTCAGCAGCAAGGCGTTTCGCAGAACCGGCGATCCAACGTTTCGTGTCGGGGTGATGGGCGGCGCCAGGCAATACGCCAATACAAAGGCTAACGCCAGAAAAGGTAGGGCGGGTAAAAGTTATAAAACTGCCGGAGATAAAGGTAATCCCGGCGGGGATACCTGGTACTGGCGGTTCCTGGAGTTCGGCACAGAGCATGCAGCAGCAAAGCCTATTTTGCGGCCGGCAATCAATGGTGTTGATACCGACGTAATTAATATTTTCGCAGCGGAGCTGGAAAAGTCCATTGATCGCGCTGTGAGACGGGCTGCTAAAAAAGGAACCCCGGTATGATTGCTCCAATATTTTCTGTTTGCACTGCCAGCCAGGCAGTTAAAGATTTACTGGGAACAAATCCTGTCAGGCTCTATCCCTTTGGAATGCAGGATGACAATATCGTTTATCCCTATGCAGTCTGGCAGAACATCGACGGCTCGCCTGAAAATTACCTTAACCAGCGCCCTGATGCCGATCGCTATTCACTCCAGGTTGATGTTTATGGCGATACCGACATTGACGTGATTGCAGTTTCCCGCGCTTTGCGTGATGCCATTGAGGGTAATGCCCACATCACCAGATGGGGAGAACAAACCCGCGATCCAGAAACCGGGAAATACCGATATTCCTTCGATATTGACTGGATAGTCCAACGTTAAACTTAACCCCCTTCCAGACGCCGGCTTCTTGCCGGCTTTTTTATTTCCGGAGATAACTATGTCTGTGTTAACGCAGGGTACCCAATTATATGCGCTCATTCGTGGTGTCATTCATGAAATTGAATGCATCACCGGTTTTAACCCGGGCGCAAACCCGGCAGATCAAATTGAAGATACCTGCCTCAGTGAACGGAACAGCCGAACCTATAAAAAGGGGCTGCGTACCCCTGGTCAGGCGTCAGTCACTATCAATGCCGATCCGGATAACGAATCACATTATCTGATGTGGCAACTGGCTGAGCAGGATGAATACCAGGATGAGCTCATTCAATGGGCAATCGGCTGGTCTGATGGGGAATCAGCACCCACTGTTTCTGCTGGTGAAATGGTGCTTCCAAGCGACCGAACCTGGTATACATTCCGCGCTTATGTGAGTGATTTTCCGTTCGATTTTCAGGCTAACGCTGTTGTTGCTACCAGTGCTTCCATGCAGCGAAGTGGTCCTGGTCTGTGGATTCGTAAAACCGAAGCAGGTAGTTAATAAAAGTGCGGGGCGTGACCCCGCATTTCAGGAGACCTAAGAATGCAACTTACGCTCGATACTTTGAAAGAAACAGGTGCCTTTACCGGGCGCCCGGTAGAAAAAGAAATTAAGTGGAAAGGCCGCGACGGGAAAGAGCACAAGGCGACCGTCTTTGTTCGTCCGATGGGATATCACACCACAAAAGCTGAACTGCTGGCGTATAACGGGAAATCGGACCCGATTGCTGAGCGTATTGCGGCGCATATTTGCGATCAGGACGGTGCAGCGGTGTTTACCGCAGCTGACATTCTTGGAACCGCCACCCCGGATCGTGGGGCATTGGACGGCCCGATTGTTATGGCTCTCCTTGCGGCAATTCATGAAGTTAATGAACTGGGAAAGACTACGAGCTAACCGGCGAGGATGAATTCTGGTGCGAACTGGTGATGAACGGCATCGGCGGACGCACCATCGCAGAGGCTCAGGAGCGGATGAGCCGTAGAGAATTTCTGGTTTGGCTCAAATACCGTGACAAGTACGGACCGCTCAATATTATGATGCGTACCGAGTGGGGGGCTTCGATGGTTGCCTCCGTGCTGGCGAACATCAATAAGTCAAAGAACTCGCCACCGTTCAAGGTGAGTGATTTTGCACCGCACATCAACGAATCGCCATTATCTCTGGAAGAAGCTATGAAAAGTTGGCATTGATATCGTTGATTTGGTTATATTCTCTCTGGAATGATTATATTGATACCGAGGGAATTATGATAAAGAAAGCAGCTGTTGTTTTATCTGTATTACTATTGGGTGGTTGTGTTAGTGCGCCAGATAAGGCTGAGTTGAGCCGTGCCGATTATGGTAAGCTACCTGAAAATTACCAAGAAATTATTAAAGATAGTATGTCAGGGCGCCTTAAGGACCCTTACTCTGCACGATATGATTTTAGCGAGCCGTCCAAAGGATGGTGTAAGTCTGGATTTACAACATATTATGGCTGGTTAGTTCCTTTCACTCTTAACGCTAAAAATAGTTATGGCGGCTATGTTGGTAATAAGTCGTATCTGTATCTTGTTAATCAAAATAGTGCCATTGACTATACTGCATCTTTCCAAACCGGAGGGTGTGGTAAAAGTTAAATTAGATAACTCATGAAATAAACCTCGCGATGGCGGGGTTTTTTATTGCCTGGAGAAAATTCAATGGCTGGCAAGTCCCTCGGTACGTTAACAATCGACCTGATCGCAAAAGTAGGTGGATTTGTTCAGGGTATGGACAAAGCCGAAAGATCTTCTCAAAAGTGGCGTGACCAAGTTAAAAAGGATGCTAAAGAGGTTAGTTCTTCAATCATTGCTGTGGGTGCTGCGGCGGCCACAGCAGCTGTTGGCATTGGTGCTGCTGGGTTAGCCATTGTTAAAAATACTGCACAACAGGTTACAGAAGCTGATCGCTGGGCAAAATCTCTAAAAATGTCCACTCAGGATTTGTTATCCTGGCAATACGCTGCTGAACAAGCCGGTTTAACCGGTGACAACATAGCCGATATTTTCAAAGACATTAATGATAAGGTCGGCGATGCGGTCCTGAATAAATCAGGTGAGGCTGCTCAGGCGCTGGATACTTTGGGGCTTTCTGCTCAGAAGCTGGCTCAGCAATCCCCAGATAAGCAGCTGATGGCAATCAGTGAAGCATTACAGAAAATCCCCACTCAGGCTGGGAAAACCAATATTCTCGAAAGCCTGGGTAATGATCTGTCAAAAATGCTGCCGTTGTTCGACAACAACAACGAGAAGCTGAAACAGTTTATCCAGCTATCAAAAGATTTTGGTGTCGCACCACCGCAAGAAGATATTGATAACCTTGTTAAGGTTAATCAGTTCTTTCAGGATATAGAGACTAGCGCCCGCGGTCTTAAAATGGAAATTGCTTCGGGGCTGGCTAAGGTTGACCTTACGCCATTGCAGGATGGGCTTGATGATATTCGTGACGTCTTCACCGATCCTGCTGTTCTTCAGGGGCTATCAGATCTGGTTGGTGAAGCCATAAGCCTTGCCGGGGTTGTGGGGCGTATTGCTGGTGGTCTGGGGACAATCGCCGCATACACTCGCTCTCGTATTGGCGCGGTTTCCGGGAATTATGATGCTGCCGATGAGAGAGACATAGAAGAAAGAATTAGATTTCTTGGTAAACGAGGAAATCAAAGTAGAGAACAGAAGGAAGAGCTTGATTTTTTAAACAAGCGCCTTAGTTTTCTTCGCTCAATTAAAGGTGCATTGACCGCTGATCAGATAGATAAAGGAGCGAAAGGGCTCACATCTTTACTTTCTGACCTTGGCATTGATGCGCACAAAGGTAATGATTATTCGCTCGGGAAAGGGGACTCTAACCAGAATCAGCCAAAAACAAAGACCAAGAATAATTCGACTGATAACACTTTCAAAAATAGACTTCTTGATTTACAAAAGCAAGCAGCCCTCATTGAGACAACTGGTAAAAAAACCGCAGAAGTAACCGAGCTGGAAAAGATAAACTTTGACATATCCAGTGGGAATCTTAAAAAATTATCCGAAGCACAAAAAGAACAATTAAGAGATGCTGCTAAAATCCTTGATTCAAAAAAAGAAGAGCTTAGGGTAAATAAAGAAAATGCAAAATTATCTGAATTTGTGTCCAGCCTTGAACGCCAAAATAAGTTAATTCGACAGGGCCATGAAAGCGAGTTTGTAGGTCGTTATTCTGGCTCTAGAGAAAGAAGCAGGATGCAAGATGTAAATAGCATTAAGTTAGACTTTGAATCACAAAAAGAGGACTTATTAAAACAGTATCAATCTGGTGATATAACTAAAAGCTTGTATGATGCTGAAACATCAGCCTTGCAGGAAGCATTAAATAAACGGCTTGAAATTCAGAGAGATTACTATAAGCAACAGGACGAGATGCGTGGTGATTATAACGCTGGGTTTATATCTGGGTTTGCTGAACAAGCAACTGCCGCAATGGATTTGTATTCCACCATGCAACAGGTTGGTGCGCAAACATTTAGCAGCATGACTGATATGATCGTTCAATGGGCCGAAACAGGTAAATTAAATGCTCAGGATTTCGCAGCAACGTTTATTCAATCTGTAGGAACTGCGTTATTGCAATATGCAGCGGCGCAGGTCGCCATGGCTGCATTGAATGCTTTCACCCAGTGGATAGGGGTTCCTTATGTTGGTCCTGCTGTAGCGCCTGCACAAGCAATAGCTGCAGCAGCTGCTGCTGGCGTGTTCATGACTGCTATCGGATCGGCGCTTCATGGACAGGCTCACGACGGTATCGACTCTGTGCCAGAAACAGGAACCTGGCTCCTGCAGAAAGGTGAGCGAGTTACGACAGCTAAAACCAGCGCCAAACTGGATGCCACTCTGGATCGGGTAAGCAAAGACTCTACAGGCGGGAAATTGCCCGATGTACATATCAGTACAACAGTAAATGGCGATCCTGACCAGAGAACTCTGGCTTTGTTGAAGGAAACGCAGAAGCAAGCGGTACAGGAGGCTCTGAATTTGAGCGCAAATCAGATAGCTACAGGAACCGGGAAAATCGGCAAGGCCATAGGCTTTGGTTGGAATGCCGGGAGGAAGTTAACCTGATGGCCATAACGAGCACTATCAACTACCCACATGACGTTTTGCCCGTACCGTTGCAAGAGGGGTATGGGTTAACTCCAACAAGCCCAATAATCAGAACTCAACTGACTACCGGGAGGGCAAGACAACGGCGCCGTTATACTTCCACGCCTACCCAGGCGAGGGTTACCTGGTTGCTGACTGATGTTCAGGCTCAAACGTTCGAAGCATGGTTTCGTGATGCATTATCCGATGGCGCCACCTGGTTCAATATGAACCTTCGAACACCTGGCGGGGAATCATCAAAGGTATGCCGGTTCACGGATATTTATGATGGTCCTGCTCTCACTGGTGGTAATTACTGGCAGTACACCGCAACTCTTGAATTATGGGAGCGTCCACTATTGCCTCCGCCGTGGGGTAACTACCCCGAGTGGATCGCAGGTAGTTCACTGCTTGATATCGCATTAAACAGGGAGTGGCCAAAGCATGACGGTGCTTAACCGGCTTTATGCCAGTAGCGGATCGGAAGTCATCATTGAAACACTGCAAATCAATATCGGTTCGACGGTGCATTATTTCTGCAAAGGCTACGACGATATTACAGCGACGACCGAAAATGGCGCTGTTATAACCTTTTCAGCTGCAGCTATCGATATCGCCATCCCGGCCAGAAACAGCGACGGTACACAGGATTTGCAGTTCGCTATCAGCAACATCAACGGAGAGGTGAGTACGGCTATTCGTGATGCGCTGGCCAGCCTGACAAACGCCTCTCTGACATACAGGCAATATGTTTCTACGGATTTGAATGCCCCGGCTTCCGTGCCGTATACGCTTGCTATCAAATCGGGCTCATGGACGGCACTGCAGGCACAAATTACCGCGGGCTATATGAACGTTCTCGATACCGCATGGCCGAGATTCCGTTACACCCTTAATGAGTACCCCGGCCTGCGTTACATGAGTTGAGGTTTCCCCATGTTTGAACCTGATAAATACCTTTCGGTCACCTGGCTGAAGGGCGGTCGCTCTTTTCCCAAACTCGACTGTTTTGGCATCGTGAATGAGATACGCCGCGATCTTGGGCTACCTGAATGGCCTGACTTTGCAGGTGTGACCAAAGACGGCGGCGGCCTTGATAAAGAAGCCAGAAAACTGATGTTAAAGCTTGAGCGTTGTGAACCATGCGTCGGCGCTGGCGTGGCGTGTTATTCGGGAACAATGGTCACCCATGTGGGGATTGTTGTTGAGCTGAATGGGTTGCTGCAGGTAGCGGAATGTAACCCCGGCTCGAACGTTTCTTTTATGCCGGTCTGGAAATTTAAACGGCGATTTATCAAGGTGGAATTCTGGCGATGACGATCAGTATTTATCCCTCCCGGTTACCTGGCGGACCACTTGAAAGCCATCAGCATGCGCGCATAACCCTGCATGAGTGGATGCAGAGGAATGTCGAAAATTATGATCCCGGGCTGCCACAGCCAATCAGCGTTGAAATTGATGGCGTGCCCGTAGCATCAGAGGAATGGCCGCGGTGCGAACTGTTACCAGATACTGACGTGAAGATTTACCCCGTCCCTTACGCGACAGGCTTTGCCATTGCCGCCCTGGTTGTAGCGGTAGCCGCTGCAGCTTATTCCATCTACATGATGAATAACCTCGATACGGGGGCCTACGATTCATCTACGGGTAAGTCTCTGGACTTAAACCCGGCAAAAGCGAATACAGCAAAACTTGGCGATCCTATCCGGGAGTTGTTCGGGCGTGCGCGGGTTTATCCGGATTATGTTGTTCAGCCGGTCAGTCGTTTTAACCCTGATGACCCAACCAGAATGACAGTTGAGATGTTGGTCTGCGTGAGTCGTGGAAATGTGGCATTTGCTAACGGCGATATCAGGATTGGTTCGACGCCTATTTCCGCCCTGGGTGATTCATTCTCCTGGACGCTGTATCCGCCGGGGGCGGATGTTTCCGGCGATCGCCGCAGTGAAAACTGGTTCAATTCTACCGAGGTTGGCGGAACGTCCAGCGGCAGCGGCCTTGATATGGCGCAGACAGCGCCTGATTCATCCGATATTACCGCCGACAGCATGACCGTTTCAGGAGCGTCAGTTTCGTTCACCGGGCTGAGTGATGATGATGGCGATGATTCTCTGCCTGAATCCTGGGTGGAAGGCGCGCTGGTGACTATCATCGCGCCGACCAACTACCTGATCTCTTCTTCATCGGGTTACAGCGTCCTGTTCAGTGACACGCTGACTGAGATTAACCCCTATGCCGGCATGCCCGTTACGCTGGAAATTAACGGGGCAGAATATGATCTCTTTATCGCAACGTTTACACCTAAACAGGATGCTGTTCCGGGAGTGGGGGGATCAGCTGCTTCATTGCGCGGCAGCGCAGCCCCAACAACCTATGATTTTTCGAGCATCAGCCAGACATTTACCCTGACCTGGCAGGCAACCACCTATACCGTTTCGCTGATCGCTAACTACGGCAATATGTCTGGCCTGCTGGCGGCAATCAATGAAGCGATCGCCGGGTCGAACCTGGTCGCTCAGGATGATGGAGGGGTAGTTCGCATCATTGAGAAGTCCAGTCCGTGGCTGGGCGGCAGTATTACCGCCTCATCACTTCCGGTTTCCGTATTTGGGGACAGCCCGGCATTCACCGATGGGACCGCATCCAGCGGCGGCAGTCCGGCGATCACCGCCAATGTCACTCTTGCTTATGGGAGTGGAAGCGGCGCGGCATTTTCCGGCATTCCTGAAGGGACACAGCGGCTGTCGCTGGCGCACCGGGGAAATGAATACCGTATTGCCTCAGCAGATGGAACGACCGCGACGGTACAGCGCATGATTAACGGAGGTATTGATCCTACCTGGCCGGGGTTCTCACCCAGGACGATGATTGATTACCAGGCGACCGGGATTAACGACAACAATAGCTGGATGGGGCCGTTTCTTGCCTGCCCGGATAATGAGGTGGTAAATGCATTTGAAGTGAATTTTTCATTCCCTTCCGGCATTTGCGGCTTTGACAACAAAGGTAAGAAGCGCGTCAGGCACTGTGAATGGGAAATCCAGTATCGGGTGTATGGTTCCGGTACCGGGTGGATAAGCCGGCAGGGTGTTTACGAAATGAAGAACATAAATGCCCTGGGGTTCACTGAGCGCTTTGAACTGGCTACCCCTGGTCTGGTTGAGGTGCGGTGCCGCCGGCGCAATGAGCAGGGGAGTAATAACGCGCGTGATTCGATGTACTGGCAGGCGCTGCGCGGCAGGTTACTTAACCGGCCAGCATCATATGCCGGTGTATCGTTAATGGCCGTGACGGTGGAATCTGGCGGCAAACTGGCGGCGCAGTCTGATCGGCGCGTTAACGTTGTGGCCACGCGTGTTTATGATACCGGCGCTCCGCGGCTAATCTCCAGCGCGCTGTATCATGTCGGTAATTCTCTTGGCCTGGCGATGGACACCGAAGCCATTAACACCCTCGAGGCAACCTACTGGACCCCGCGGGGAGAGTATTTTGATTTCGCTACTGGCGACAGTATCTCGGCACTGGAAATGCTGCAGAAGATCACCACGGCGGGGAAATCGTACTTCCTGCTGAGTGACGGGCTCGCATCTGTAGGCAGGGAAGGGATTAAGAACTGGTCCGGCATTATCAGCCCGCATGAAATGACCGAAGAGTTACAGACCACCTTCTCGGCGCCGTCCGCCGATGATTACGATGGTGTGGATGTCACTTATATCAATGGCACGACGTGGTCAGAAGAAACGGTGCAATGCCGGACTCCGGATAACCCCACACCGAGGAAAATTGAGAGTTATACCCTCGATGGGGTGCTTGACCCGAACCGCGCCTATCAAATCGGCATGCGCCGCCTGATGAAATACCTCTATCAGCGGCTGGGCCATAACACGACAACAGAACTGGATGCGCTGGTCTATCAGTATGGCGATCGTATTCTGCTGACGGATGACATTCCGGGAAATAAAACGGTAAGTAGCCTGGTTATGGATATGGCCACATCTGGCGGTCAAACGGTATTTACCGTTTCCGAGCCGCTGGACTGGTCCTTTGAAAACCCGCGCGCAGTTCTGCGTTACCAGGATGGTTCTGCCTCCGGGCTGCTGGTGGCCACCTTTGTCGGGGATTATCAGTTGTCTGTTCCGTGGCAGGCTGCATTTGATGAAATTCTGCTGGACGATCCGAGCATTGAGCCACCACGGCTGGTGTTCTGCAGCTCAACACGAAGTGTTTATGACGCCATTTTTGAGGAGATAGCCCCGCAGGCGGACGGAACCTGCCAGGTGACGACCAGACAGTATAGCGACATTTTCTACCAGTACGACGACGCGCCATACCCAGGCAGCGTTTCTTAAAACCACAAATTCCCCTAAATAACTTTCTTTCGCTCAAACCCTCGTTTGGGCGAAGCCTCTTTTGGAGCAAAAAACATGGCCTATGTTCCACCCGTCGGGCAGACAGCAGACCCAGATATTTTCCTCGACAACGTCAAGCGGGCCGATCGGTTGGTTAATGGTCCGGAAGGAACGGTTCCCGACCGTGGCGGGGTGCCTCTCGATTCCTGGCGCCAGATGATGGCGAAGAATGATGAAATTCGTCAGAACCTTATTCCCCTCAGTCGACAGTATAAGAACCTTGAAGAGGCCCAAAAGGATATTGCCAATATTCCTGAAGGAAGCACGACGTATTACCGCAGCCCTGATGATAGTGCGCTGGCTATTGAGGTTATTAACAACAGTGGAACGCTTGAGCCTACCGGGCGGAAAATGGCGTCTCAAAATCATATAGACCAGATGATCGGGCTATCTGATAGCGGCAATATTGCGATGCAAACAGATTCCACAGGTCAGGTTATTACTGTCACTGATGATTTTGGCGGCATAAGCATCCCTGATGTACCTGGTACTCTCCAGGAAGCTCTCGCACCTGTTAAAACAAATCGTGCCCCGGCAATCCTTCGACTCAGTGATGCTGAAAATGCTGCCTATGGGTCTATCGATGATTTCGGAGGGTTACACGTTCCGGGGCTTCCTTGTTCAATTCAGGACATGCTGAACGGGCACGAAGGAAAAATCCAGGCGCTGATTAAGCATCACCGGGTTCTTGATGTACGTGACAGGGGGTTCAATGCAAAGACCGGAGAGAATGCAGTCTATGTTATTCAGCGCTGCATTAATGAACTGAGTGCTGCCGGTGGTGGCATCGTTTATCTCCCGATGGCTTACTATCCGCTGTCTACTTTTATCATCCCGCGCAGCAATGTTTCCATCGTTGGTGAGGGGGATAAATCGGTACTTCTTCCCTATAAACAAAACACGGCTACCCGTTTTGTTGGCACACTGACGAATTATCTTGAAAACGTCATGATGAGTAATTTCACCATTGAGGGTGAGAATCAGGT